CACCAATTATAGCACCGATTCCTGAACCTAGTAGATCTTTGAAAACACCCATGACAAATCACCCTTCATTTTTCTTGTGTAGTTTAACTGTTTTTTTATGAAACAGCAACTGTTACTGTTCCTATCGCGCCAGTTCCAGCCGATCCTGCACACGCAGCAACATCAGCTAGAGCTATTTTAACAAATCCATTTACTTGATACAAGGCTCCAGGAGCTAGACCAACATCGTTATCAGCTTGAAGATCGGTAAGAGTTAGATCTGTTCCCCTTATGCCACCTGGGTTCTGAACTTGCGCTAGAAAATACTCCAAGGTTCGTATTAAATCCGTCATGTACCTTACGTCTACTTGACCCGCTGGTGTGGGAAGTCTAGGGAAAGGAGATACATTTGTTGCCATTATCTTCTACCGTCTTGACGTAATTCTATTCTTGGAGAACCGAGTCTCCATCTGACTCCAAGTGCAGTTGATCCTATTTTAAAAGCAAAAGATCTACCCCTTAATCGAATGTCGGCCTTAGTTGTAAACTGTTCAAAAGGTACTGTTGTAGATATAGCGGTGGAAGTAACAGTCTCTGACTCTGCCTGTCCATAGGTGCTACCAGGATAATCTTGCATACTCAATGTCATACTCACACTTGGAGAGTTGCCTGTGGATCCTTGAAAAGTTATGTCAGGAATAATCTTATTTATAAACACAAAGCGTTCCCCTTCACCAACGTCTATGGGACTAGCCTCAATAGACGCAGCCATTGCAGAACCATCGTCATCATATCCGACCTCATGGTTGTATAGATAACCATCTTGAGCCCCGATAGGATACTGAAAAGTACCCCTGTCTATAAACGCGGTTCTAGCTAAAGTGCCGTAATACCAGACCGATTCTGCATAGTTATAAGTAACGTAAAGGTCATTTTGACCGGTACCATTATTGGCTAAAGAGTTGCTGTTGGAACAATAAAACCACGTTACTTCTGAAAACTCTGCGTTGTGAGCGGCATACACTTTGTCCTTTTGACTATAATCAAAATCAAAAAATACTTTCTCTTTCACCATACAAGGAAGTTGTTTCGTTCCACCTTCGTAGAGATAAAAAGAATCTTGTCCCATCCAGAAGACGGCATCCTCAACTGCAACCGCAGCGTTAGGCCCCATGATTGTTATGCCCGTGGACAAAGGTTGAATACCAAACGAGAACGGTGCGCCCAAGTATTGCATGGAATGCAGTGTACTATCTGTGAACACTACAATCTCTCGTTTCGTTTCTATCGCTGTGATAAAGGTTGATCCGCTACCTATTCTTAGATCTCCCGCCGAATTGGTCGGTACCGGAGACCAGTCTGTTAAAGACTCTGAGCTAGAGAACCGTATGAGCAAAGGATCTTGGACCGCAGTTCCAATAGTATTAGTTCCAAAAACTATTACATGCCTTGAGTTGTCCGAAACCATTACTTGTTTTGCGATGATAGGAGCGTTGTTAGCGTTATCTACATCAACCAAGTTTACTGCTCGACTGGCTACCCCTCCACCTTTTCTCCAATAGAATATGGCTCCGTCTCTTAAATTAAGTAACAGATCTTCTCCAAAGTTGTCTTGGTTCCACAAAGCCAAATCAGTAGCAGCAACACCTGTACCAAAAGCCGAACCCCAAGTACTACGTCCCCACGTTCCAGCTCCCCAACCAGTGCCGCCAACCTGAGTATCTAGTCCGCAATCTATTTGATATGCAGCAACGGTGCTTCCGCCGCCGTTCCCAGAGTCGCTAGAGTTTCCAGTGACGGAGAGGTTGATTGTAAAAGTATTAACTGTTGGAACAGTAACTATCTCGTACTCTTGATTAAGGACTGCGGCTGTAACATTGCCTCCTAGAGAGGCGGCGTTACTAAATGTAACAAAATCCCCAGAGTTAACTCCATGTGAACCGTCAGTCACGGTAGCTACAGTAAAACCATCTCCCACAGAAAAAGTGGCCTCACCAGTAGTGGTCTGTCGAACTGGAGTGATGTCATTAAAACCATCTCCTTGCACGACATAGTATTTTCTGTTGGTGCCAACACCGATGAATCTGGTGCTGTCTAATGCCGTCCAAGGAAACAAACTTCTAGCTGATCCCAGATAGGTGTTCAAAGTATACTTTACCCAACCGCCTATCTTCTCAGGGAAACCTAATCTAAACCGAACCTTGTCGCCATCAACCCAACCACCCTCATTTGTATAGGAAGTTACATCTCTATTAACACCAGGCTTATATCGTAGTTTCTGTAGGGGCATTGATTATCTCCATCAAATTATCCTTAGTTATAGTACCACCTTTTTAATTGTAAATAAAGAAAACTATAGCTTTAACTCGGTTAGACCTAGTGTTGACCCCAATGTTCCTTTTACAAATACATTAAAAGCAAGACTCATTCGCGTGTTTTTACCTTTTTTCGTGTCTACGCTGTGATCCGTATTAGATGGAAATAACACAATGTCTCCAGTTTTAACAGGATAATTCCACAGAGAAGAATTAAACACATTATATGAATCTTCTCTAGGTTCTATATTAATAGTTTGACTTGGACGCGTTGTATAGAAAGTTATTGAGTCTAGGTCTATATTTGCATTGAGGTACAGAACACCAGAGACAAGAGAATTAGAATGAGAATGTTTGTGATGAAACTTATTTTCATCCGTGTAATTAATCCAAGACTGGGTAATATACGGTATTACATTTGTTTTTGGAGCGTATACTTTTTCAAAGTAAGACTCAACATGGCCCATTACTTTATGTTTTAAAGACTTTAACTTTGCGTTGTCTAAAATGTATGTGTCAATTGTATTAACATTACCAACGTTCTTTTTTACTTTTTTCTTTGAATTTTCAAAGAACTTTAGTTCTGATTGGGTAAACAAACCATACACAGAGTCGGGAATAACCGACCTATATATTGGTGTACAAAATAATCCATCCATTTAAACCCCTCCCAAGGTTGTTCAAGCTATGGTTCAATTTTTAAATAGCTACCCAAGATAGTGAATCCTCATCCCAACCATATTTTTGTGCGCCCTCGGCAGGATTGTCGCCAGCAGGATTAGGCGTTGGTGCTTCCCAAACGCAAGTTGTTTCATTTAAAGTGTAAGAAGGATAAGGTTTTGGTGAATAAAAGGCATCCCTACCAGAGTCGTAAACAAACCCTATTCCTGCATAGTTTTTTCTAAAAGGAGTTCCACTTGCTATATGTACATTTTCTCTTGTGTTGTACGAAGTTTTTTTCCAATTTGTGTCTGATCCCCATAAAGATTTGCAAAAAGCAATTCCTACAACTTCTGATTCATTCCCATCACCATCCAAAGTATCGCTATCCGCAATAACAACAACAGTAAGTACAGTTGAGTTGTCATCTAATTGTGCATAATGTGCCATTTAAAATCCTTACTGAAATTTATATCTTACAATAACAATGCCAGAACCGCCTGTGCCGTTGGATCCACCACCGCCAGTATTTGCAACTGCATTATTTCCGGGATCAGCCCCACCGCCAAGACCACCTGATTGACCGCTCGATCTCATTCCTGCACCGCCACCGCCAAAATAAACACTACCGCTACTCACTTCTCCAACAGATTGATTTGCCGCATTTGTAGCATTTATAAGGGCTGTAGTTCCTCCGATACCACCACTACCACCTCTATTTGTAGGAGCATTTTCGCCAACCGCGCCTTTTCCGCCGCCGCCGCCGCCACCTTCTCCTGGCTGTTCAGCGTAGCTTGTACCTCCATTATTACCTTGCCCAGAAATACCTGTACCACCTGATCTTGTTTGGTCGCCACCGCCACCGCCACCTGAACCACCATTTGCTCCAGTTGTCGCGTAGTTTCCGCCTCCACCGCCACCTGTGTTAGTTGTACTAAAAGCCACACTATTAGATCCAGTTCCAGAAGAATTTATTCCACTTCCTCCAGCACCTACAGTTATGGTATAACCTTGTGCGCTAAGACTGCTTCCAGTTACTTCTCTTTGACCGCCTGCGCCGCCACCACCAGAATATCCTCCGCCCCACTGACCACCATTTGCACCGCCACCGCCAGCTACAATAAGTGCTGTAACAGTATTACTTCCAGCGGCATTACCCACGGTTCCTATTGTTAAAGTTCCTGAAGACTTAAAGATGTGTACTTTGAAGTCTCCTTCGGTAACTATTGTGCCGCCAGATGCCGCCATAAACTGAGCATTTGATTTACCGTACCCATCCGACATTGAAATAGCACCAGAAGCGTCGTCAAACAATCCACGGACAGCAGTGCCACCCATGTTAATAGTAGCTGTAGCTGTTAAATCAAGTTCTACGTTTACTTGCTGTAGGGATATTGGGTTTCCTGCCGATGGTAATGTCATGTGCTATCTCGCTTTCAATTCTTCAATCTCAGCTTTCAATTCTTTAATAGCTTCAATTAAGTAGCCTGTAATATTACCGTAGTTTACGCTCAGTGTACCCATTTCATCATCTGCGGTGAGTACAAGTTCTGGTGCAACTTTCTGCAACTCTTGAGCGATGACACCTGATGAATCTTTACCTGTTTCATTACGCACATAATGCACACCTCTCATCTCGCTTACTTTGGATAAAGCATCTGGGATTGTGGTTATGTCAGACTTCAAGCGTTCATCAGAGAACGCAGTAACATCGTTGTTGAATGTAGCCGCACCAGCCGATGACATATCAAGGGTGAGGGCAGTAATAGTTGAGCCACCATCGTTACCTTTAAAAATCATATCTTTGTCGGAAACAGAAGACACTAATTGGAAATTGCTAGAATCGTTTTGCAAAAAACCTATAGTCGTTCCAGCATCTTTAAAGTAAATACCACCACCATCGGCATCCAAAACAATGTTACTAGCCGCATCAAGCGTCATATCACCAGAAGACAGTGCAATCGTAGTTCCGTCTATGTTGAAGTTATCAATGTCTATGCCAGCGTCTGCGGTTATTTTTCCTGCGGATACAATAGTGCCTGAGTTAGTAAAGTTACCAACTACATCAACGGTAGTTGCAGTAAGTTCAATTTCTGTATCGGCTGCAAGATCTAATTGACCATCAGCAGATGAGTTAATAAACAACGCTGCATCACGGAATTGTATTTTTTGGTTGGTATCAATAGAGGTGAGACCCGCAACCGTTAAAGCCGCAGCTTTAGTTGTACCCGCTAAATTAAGATCTGTTAAAACATCATAGACTACTCCACCAGAGCCACCCCCATCAGTCGCAATCATTTTTGTTTCACCAGCTAGGATGGCAACATTAGCACCACTTCCAGCGGTAAAAGTTAAAGTAGCCGCCGTTGCGTTTTCCATAATCCAAACTTTAGAAGATGTATTTGGTAAGATTGTTACTGTGCAAGCTTGACCACCACCTGTGAGTTTAAGAGCCATGTTTCGATCCGCGTCTGAGGCACCATCTGCTATTGTAATATTATCTGTTGAGGCGTTAGCAATTGCTCGTGTCCCCCAACCCAATGCTTGCCCAATTAATTCCAAGTTTGTATTTGTAGTTGTGCCCCATGTACCAGAGCCGTCGCCCGTCGCCATCTCATTAAGTCTGAGGTTATTTACATATGTGCTTGCCATTGTGTGTTCCTTATGCCGCTATTTCAGTCCATACTGGATTAGTTGGTGAAGGGACAATCGAGCCCCATACGTTTTCTTCTCCGATAAACCCTGTGCCTGTAACTCCTGTTAATGTTAACACACAAGATGCTTGTATGTCTATAGTTCCTATTGCAGAAGTTCCTTCGAGCCCAGAGGGTAGTATTAGTGCCGTTTGTTCCGTTGTTGCTGTTCCAAGAGCCGAGGTTCCTACAACGCCTGTAGTTGGTGCGCCTGTCGTAGGTAATACGTTAAACACAAAAGGTGTGTTTGCCGTTCCACCCATACCAGAGTGTTGTGTGCAGTAATAATATAATGTTGGAGTAAACTCTGGCACAGTTATTTCTGTGTATGCACCCGCTTGACCAGGAGTTCCATTCACCGTTACTCCATTGGTGAATTCTGATCCGCTATTGTGTGATCCATTAGACGTAGTGGAAAATCGGAAAGGATGACCTGCGTTAGAAGAGTCGGACTGATCAAACCTATAAGTGTTTCGCTCAAACAACTCTTGGGTTTGTTGCTGTACACCATTAATAAAGTATTTGTTTGCTCCACCTACCGATTGAACGGTCACGTACTTTATAATCGTTGTAGCAGAATAGCCACTAATACTGACTGTCGAAGAGACTCCTGAAGGGGTAACAAGTGCTGTACCTACAACGGACTCGTCCCCTAGTCCTATAGAACCAACCATTCCCGTTTCAGTAACTATCGCACCAGCTCCTGCAAGAGCATTACCTAGTGCAGAAGTTCCTACGACCCCTGTAAGTGTTACGTTGCCTGTGCCTACTACACCAGAAATTCCTCCAAGAGTAGTCGTTGCAACTACTCCCGTTACAGAGGCAGTATTGCCAGGAACTCCTTCAGCGACTAAACCACCCCAATTTCCTTGTCCAAATCCATCTTCACCCCAGCCGCCAAACGGCATTGAAGCTTCTACACCCGTAACGACGGCTGTGATAGGGATTTTAACTACTTCCTCTCCTAGTGCACTTGTTGCGGCTAGACCTGTTACTTGAATAACAAATACAGAAGAAGCTGCTACAGTTCCTACTGCCGAAGTTGCAGCAACACCTGTTGGGACGACGGCAACATCAAGCTGACCGCCCCAAGCGTTATTGCCCCAAGTACTCTGACCCCAACCTATATTCGCCAAAGGATGTTACTCCTTTAAGCGATACGGATTATAGCGTTGGTAGCGTCTGCCGCAGGAAACTGAATAGTGAATGTACCTGATGTAGACGTTTTGTTAGATCCAAAATCAAGAACAGCTACTGATGGATCTCCTGATGCTGTATCGTTGTAAATCAAAGCGCCCATTGCAGTGATCGATGCTGTTGTAAAACTTCGGTCACCAAAATCAGTAAACGCTGTTGTTCCAGAAGCAGTTGGTGCAACTTTAGTTAGAGCCAAACCACCCGTAACATATGTACCACTTGAAGCAACTTCTCCAGTAGTAGTAAACGCTGTTGTCGCGGCTCCAAGAGTAGCGGTTGTATTAGATTTTCCACCACTGCTCTCTGCGTACAGAGCTAGTTTAAAAGAGTTTCCGTTTGTTGCAAAATTATGTGTAGCCGTCAAAAGTTGTGTCTTGAAGGATGTACACATTGCTTGGGTTATTGCCATTTTATATTCTCCTTATAGCATCGGCTAGGTCGGGGTGACCAGCCTCTCTTAGATTATGACATATAGTAGCACGTTCTTCACGTCTAGCCAACTCAATATGATAATGCACAACATTTCGTACATTTTCTGAAAAAGCTTGCGCTTGTTGCCTGATTGGTTCCGGTGCTGTTTCGGACACAGCAACAATCTTATTCGTTGCCATCTCAGAAATTTGATCGTTACTTAGCCCACCATTGTCTGACGAGACTACGTTAACAAAACCTGATTCTATTCCCCCATTTACGCTAAACATTTATTGCTTCTCCCCCATTCATGTGTTTGTGATCGTGCCTTCCATATAATATCGGGCTCGCATCTAAAGGCTCTGGCGGTTTCTGCTCGGACTGTTTGGTTATTAACAATCCTCCCCCCTTATGTGTTTGTACCAAAGGATCATCCAATCTGTGATACCCATATAGTTTTTCATTGTCCGGTACGTTTGTGTCTAAAAGACCAGAGTTATGTGCAACTTCTATTTTTATACCTCTTGTGGTAGCAATAGCACACCAAAACTCTGTACATGCTCTGCCCGCCTCTGCCATACCTACGTTTCGATAAGTATAATCTAAGCCATATAAACACAGTTGTTTCGCTCCGTAGTAGATAGCGTATGCAATCGCATACGGAACGGTGTTGTTAAAATAACAGATGTTAACTTCTTTAATAACTTTTTCCAAAGGGTAAGGTTCTAAATGTTTAACTCTATCGTCCATCTCACAAGTAAGAATAGGTTTGGTATTTTTTTCTAAAAACTTCCTAGCTATTCCTGTCTGTGAACCCGCGTCCTCTGAATCCAAGAACCGTGATACGGGGTCCATCATTATAGTTTTATCAACATGGATGATACCACCCACGCAATTAATACCCCAGACTTCGTCAAAATGTTCTGAACGTATCCTAGCGGCTATATAGTCGGAATAACTCCCACCCAATCCAACAATAGCTAGTTTCATGACCTACGTCTTTCCGGTAGCCCTCTTCGATAAGCGTCTGAATTTTCTCTAGCCTCGGCGTAGTCTTTTAATCGAGCTACCGATTCTGAGAACCTCTCATTGTACATTTGCATTAAATCTGCCTCCCCCTTCATGAATAAATTAGCCTCTACTAAACTTCCAAACAACATTGCGTTCGGAGCATTCTCACTTAACCACGTTGTCCCATCATCCCCAACCGCTGTCAAGCTTTGCGGCCTGTAGAAATAATGCAACTCCATCTCGTATTTGTCATCAGGTACAGGTGCAAGGATGAAGTTATCTTTATCAAAATACGCATAGTATAAAGGTCTTCCCACTTGTAACAAAGAAGGTGTCGTATCTTGTGGTGCTGGTGTGTACGTCTGAACAAAGTTTACATCTTTTTGAAGTAAAAATGTCTTAGGAGTAATAGATACACCCGCTATTGTGCCGTCAAATTTAGCAGACAAACTAAATGAAGCAAGATAATCAGAAGGCACTGGTAGATATTGATCATTAGCAAAAGCAGAACCTGTAGCATTCTTTCTGAAGTCTGTAAGATCTACCGATTTTAAAAGCCGTTCTTCTACTGTTTTAATAAACGTAGGAAGATTTGCAACGAAGGTTGTCTCCGTATTATCTGCATATTGTTGTATCGCTGTCTTTAATGTTCCATATGTAAAACTCATGTTATCACCACCGTTACAGTTCCTATCTCTCCCGTACCTGGAAGATCGTTAGGAGTTAACCCGTCATTACTTGCCATACCTACAGGATTCCACCCATATTGTATAACTCTTTCTGCCGCTAGATTCGATTGCGGTCTAGGATCTCGCAGTGCTTGAGGATCTGGAGTCACTGGAGGAGGATTTAATTGAGGCTGTTTTGCTTCCCACTCATCCGGTCCAACCTTCGCACCTGTCCATTCTACCCGCATAGTATTTAAACGGTATCTCCAACCAGACCTATCTGAAATACCCCAAGCTTTTTTACCACTTGCGTATGCCATTAGTTTGCCCTCAGATAACTACCACTCGGTCGTAAGGCGAGATCTAAGAAGTCCTGGTCCATGTCAGAAGCTCTAGCAAATTCTTCCTCGTAAACAGATTTTAATATTTGCAATCTATCTGGTGCTCGTTTCATAGCCATATAATATGCAAGACCAGCTACCATACAAGGATAAAATCGTAAGGGAGCCTCTACATTGTTATACAGATAATCTGCATCTTCCATCTGTTGGATGTAATAATACGTCAAGGTATCCGTTGAGTTCTCTGGAGTAGCCCAAACATTTATAATAGGAGCAATCTTCCTTTCAAAATAATATTGACTAGGTCTTCCTTGGGTAGTCTTCTGAGGTATAGTAGCGTAATTAGCCCTACTAATTTGATCCATCTCGTAGTCCGTGCCATCTCGATTAAGAACAATCTGTA